AGTGTATTCAAAATAAGTAATCATATGATTACGCTTATCTTCGATTAGATAAAATTTAAATTGGAGATACGGAATGAACATATATAAATATGCAAGTTCAAAAGACATAGACAAGACCTACAACTATAAGATATTAGTTTATCCTAATATAACTTATATGAAGGATTTAGAAAAAGATTCTTATGTTGTAGTTCTTGCTAATGTCATTAGAGAGATGAACAAAGTTAGAGATGATATTCATTGGACAATTTTATCACCAATGAAATCAGCAAAAGATGAAATAAAAAGTTTAAGGTTTCATAACACATTACAATTACCAATTGAGTTTCCATCATATCCTAATGCAATGAGAACTCATTTTGACTATAATAATTTTATGAAAGCTTTGGATTGGAAAAACAATGAGTATGATATTGTTTATTCCCACTTACCTGAACATACAAATCTATTAGCTAATGCTATATATAACAACACCAATATGCGTCCTAAATTTATTGGTGGTTATTGTCATTGGTTTGAAGTTGATGAAAATACAGCTTATTCGGAAAGATTATTTATAGAAAACATATCTGGTATTTTAAAAATGCAAGAGTGTGGTGTTAATTCTATATGGTTAAAAAATCTTGTTATTGAAAAAAGTAAAGAACTTTTTAGTAATAAGGTAATTAAAAAACTTGAAGATATAATACAACCACATTATTTGGGAATTGATGAAATATCCACTGGACATAATTATAAACCAAAAACAATTTTATTTAATCACAGAGATAATGAATATACAGGATGGAGTTGGTTTGTAAAAAGAATGGATGAACTGTGGGAAAAAAGACAAGACTTTAAAGTTTATTTAACATTAGCAGATTTAAATCGTCCATACGCTGAAAGAGTTAAAATACATAGTAGAGATGATTATCTAAATTTTGTTCGTTCAATGCATATGGGTGTTGGTTGTTTTCAAAAATATTCTGCTTGGAGTATTTCTACAACTGATGGTTTAAGTCAAGGTGTTCCATACATTCTCCCCAACGGGATGTGTTATCCAGAGATGGTGGGAGAACAATACCCATTACTTTATAAATCAAACAACGCACAAAGTTTTAAGGATACTATAGAAAATATGTTAGATAATTCTTATGTTAGAGATGAAGCTAATTTTTACTTAGAACCAAACTTAAATGATTTTAAATGGAGTGAACGAGTTCCAAAATGGTTTAACAATTGGAAGTTTTTAGACGATTTAGAAATCATTGGTGATAAAAGTGAAGCTTATCCTAAAATAGTTGAATTTATTAAAAAGAAAAAATTTGTAACTAAAAGAGAAATTACAGATTATCTAAATTGGGGTGTAAGAATATCTTTAACAGCTTATAGAAATAAATTAAGAGAAGAAAAAAATATTAGATTCACACGAGATGGATATGAATACATAGGAGCATAAATGAAAAAACTAACAGCAGAACAAATACAAATGAATTGGGAAACACTAATTGATGTTATTAACAAACACATTAGTGAGGATAGAAGAAATAATCTTCTGAAGATGTATGATGACTTCAAGGATAGAATGATGTTTGCACCTGCAAGTGCTAAAGATGCATTTCATAATGCAATGCCTGGTGGTTATGTTGAACATATTCTTCATGTTGTAAATCACTCTCTTGAGATTAAACAATTGTGGGAAAAGAATGGAGCTATGATTAACTTCACAGATGAGGAGTTGGTGTTTTCAGCTTTACATCACGACTTAGGTAAGGTTGGAGATTTAGAACACGATTATTATATTCCACAGGATTCGGATTGGCACAGAAAAAATCGTGGTGAAATTTATAAACATAATCCATCACTTCAATACATGAAAGTTCCTGATAGAGGATTGTGGTTACTTCAACACTATGGTGTTAAGGTTACGGATAAAGAATACATTGGAATTAAATTAACAGATGGTTTGTATGATGATGCGAATACAGCTTACTTGAAGTCATATAATCCAGATTATAATCTTCGTTCCAATATGGCTTACATATTACATCAAGCTGATATGATGGCGACTCACATTGAGTTTGACCAATGGAACAGGAGTGAAGAGGTTCAAGAACCAATGAATACAAAAGTTCCAAAAACAAAAGATGAACAAAAACAAGTAGACAACTTGAAATCAAAATTTGATGAGTTGTTTAATTAGGAGATAAATATGTGGATAGGCTTAACAATATTGTTTTTCTTAATAAGTATATTTACATCAGTATTGGTGTATTACTCTTTACGAAGAATAACACAATATGAAGAATTGATTTTAGAAATTCAACAAGTGATAAAATTCTCAACAGAGAAAATGAAACTTGTAGATTCTAAAGGACATTATGAATCAGATGATGAGACTGGTTTTTTCTTTGAACAATTAAAACAAGTTCAATTATCTTTAGATGGGATATTTGAAGAGGAGATGCAAAATGCCAAGAAAGAAAAGTAAAAAGAAACCTTACTTTGGTATAGACGTACAAAACGCTATTATTAGATACAACGCACTAGACCAACAAAAAAACCAAAATGAACGAAATAAAATATATGGTGAGGAAATACACAAAGCATTTGATAAGTTAGCTGAGAATATAATTAATACATTTAAGTTTACTTACTTTGATTATGGATTTGAAGATATAAAACACGAAACCGTAGCTTTTATGGTAATGAATATTCATAAATATGACCACACCAAAGGTTCAAAAGCATTTAGTTATTTTTCAGTTGTGGCTAAAAATTATTTAATTCTTCACAATAATAACAATTATAAAAAATTAAAAAGTCATAGTGGTGTTGAAGTTTTAGATAAAGAAAAAAATATATCTGATAGTGCATATGATTTTAAATCTTTCACTAATGAGATAGTAGAATATTTTGATAATAATTTAAACACTATTTTTAAAAAAGATAGAGATTTAAAGATAGGTTATGCTATTATAGATTTAATGAAACAACGAGATGAAATAGAAAATTTCAATAAAAAAGCGATTTATATTTTAATTAGAGAAATGACTGATGTAGAAACAGCTCACATTACATCAGTTGTAAACGTATTAAAAAAACATTATAGGAAACTTTTGAATAAATATCACCAAGTAGGTACGATTGTATTGGATACATCAGGTTCAAAATTCTTCTAAATACTAAACCCTCTTAAATGAGGGTTTTTTATTTCAAACAATTTCTTACAATTTTTATATTTATATATGAATAAGTACATTCACAGGAGATTGTATGTCAAATGAAAAAGAAATATTTGAGGGTAAAACCTTTCAAGATTTAACAAAAGATATTTACGAAAACACAACAAAGCGTAAGACTCAAATAGATTTGTTAATATCAG